ACGGTGCAATGGGTAACGTTCACTTTAGATTCTATGATATTAGAATTGCTGAAGGTATTACGATGACCGGTCAGCTACTGATACGCTCGGTGGCTAAAAAACTAAACGAGTTTGTTAATAAGGAAGTAGGAACAAAGGATGTTGATTATTCTTTTTACTCTGATACCGATTCTACCTATATTACTCTTGGTGCTCTTGTTGAGAAGAATCTTAAAGACAAAGACAAGCATACAATCGTCGACGTACTCGACAAGTATTGTGCAACTCAAATTGAACCGACGATTAATGATGCTTGCGAGTCTCTCTCGGATTATTTAAATATTTACCAGCGTAAGATTAAATTCAAGCGTGAGATTATTGCCGATAGGGGTATCTGGATTGCTAAGAAACGGTATGCTGTAAACGTTTATAACTCTGAAGGTGTTGCATACGACCCACCTAAACTAAAAGTACTGGGTATGGAGATTGTTAGGTCGTCTACCCCTGCCCCGGTTCGTAAGGCGCTTAAGGAAGCTGTATCGATTGCACTTACTAAAGACGAAATGACGTTAAGGCAATTTGTAGCTGACTTAGAGGTGAAGTGGCATAGCTTGGATCCTGAAGATATTGCATTCCCTCGAGGTGTGAACGGTATCAAGGAGTATGCTGACTCAAATGGTATCTTTAGGAAGGGTACCCCTATTCATGTGAGAGGGGCGTTGATATATAATCATCTGGTCGCAAGTAAGGGACTGGAGAAGAAGTATCAACTGATTCAAGAGGGTGATAAGATTAAGTTCTTGTATCTTCGTGAACCTAATCCCCTTGGTACTCACGTCATTACATTTGCAGGTGAAGTTCCTCCTGAATTTAAAATACGTGAGTATATTGATTATGATAAAATGTTTGAGAAGTCTTTTCTCGAACCCCTTAACTCTTTACTCAGCTGTATTGGCTGGCAAGTTAAAGAAACCGCATCTCTAGAAGGATTATTCGGATGAAAAAGTATATTGCAATTCTCTCGCTGCTATTAGTTACCCAGGCATTTGCTCAAAAGATGCCCAAGAACTCAGCTACCTATGATACACAAGTTTTACGTGTAAGTGATGGTGATACTATTGTTATTGCAGCACCGTTCTTGCCTGCTCCACTTAAACCAGAACTAGCAGTTCGTATCTTCGGAGTAGATACACCAGAAAAAGGACATAGAGCACAGTGTCCACAAGAAGATCAAAGAGCACAGTTAGCCAGTAAATGGACTTCTCAGTTAATCGCCCAAGGCGGTAAGATACAAGTTACATTGTACGCATGGGACAAATTTGGTGGTAGGGTACTTGGAGATATCTTAGTTAACGGTCAGAGTGTTCGGGCAGGACTAATTCAAAACGGGTTAGCACGTGAATATTACGGTGACGCTAAGCAAAGCTGGTGCCAGTAATCGATTGATATTACGTCTGATCTATATTATAATAAGTGATCTATAAGGAACTACACTATGTCTATACTTGATAAAATTAAGAAGAACTCTACGATTAAGGATACGGCTATTCTAGCCGATTCGAAATTCTTTCAGAAGAAGGATATGATTCCTACTTCTATTCCTGCAATTAATATTGCATTGTCAGGTAAATTAGACGGAGGTCTAACGCCTGGTTTAACGATGTGGGCTGGACCTTCGAAGCACTTTAAGACTGCTTTCTCTTTGTTGATGGCGAAGTCGTATCTGGATAAGTATCCCGATGCGGCTTTACTCTTTTATGATTCTGAGTTCGGTACTCCTCAGTCATACTTTGACTCTTTCGGTATTGATTCTAAGCGCGTTATTCATACGCCTCTGACTAATATCGAGCAGTTAAAGTTCGATGTAATGACTCAGTTAGAGGGCGTTGAAAGAAGTGATCATCTGATTATTATTATTGACTCTATTGGTAACTTGGCATCTAAGAAAGAAGTCGAAGATGCTTTAGAAGGTAAGTCGGTAGCCGATATGTCACGTGCAAAGCAGATTAAGTCTTTGTTCCGTATGATTACTCCACATCTGTCTCTTAAAGATATTCCTATGATTGTAGTTAACCATACTTACAAGACAATGGAGTTGTATGCTAAAGATGTGGTAGGTGGTGGTACTGGTTCTTATTATGCCGCTGATAATATCTTTATCCTTGGTCGTCAGCAGGAAAAAGACGGTACCGAGGTTGTAGGTTATAACTTTATTATTAACGTTGAGAAGTCTCGTTATGTAAGAGAGAAATCTAAGATCCCTGTTACCGTTCGTCACGATGGTGGTATCAGTCGTTGGTCTGGTTTACTGGATATGGCTTTAGAATCCGGTCACGTTATTAAACCTTCTAACGGTTGGTATTCTCGCGTTAATAAAGATACCGGTGAAGTAGAAGAGCAGAAGTTTAGATCTGCACAATGCGATACTAAGGAGTTCTGGTTACCTATCCTTCAGTCGCCTTCATTCCAGGAATGGGTAAAGACCACCTATCAAGTTGCTAACGGTGCTATCTTGAGTGATGAGGATATTACCAAGGAGTATGCTGATGTTGAGGAATGATTTATTTAAACCTTGGTTCGTTGGTGAAAAGGATTGGGGCTTTGAAATTATCGACGGGGAGTATAATGGTGTAACTGTTCAGATTGAAAAATTAGATTGGCCTGACGAAGGTAGTAACGAACTTGCTCTTGACTATCACGTAGTTCACAAGCCAGAATTAATAACCAATGAAGACATAAAGAGTGATACCTTCAAAGCAGTGATTGAAGTAATTATAAATGATATTTTGAGAGAAGCAATTAATGAGTTCAAGCAGACTGGAAACAACGATTCTAAGGAATCTAGTCCACAATGAAGACTACATGCGAAAGGTTCTTCCGTTTATAAAGTCGGAGTACTTTACGGATGAGAGTGAAAGAACTGTTTATAAGATAATTAGCGAATTTGTAGTTAAGTATAATAAACCTCCAACTACCGAGGCGCTGGGTATTACATTACAAAACTCTAATTTACCTGAGGGTACTTTTAAAGAGACGAGTGAGTTAGTAAAAGAGTTAGATATATTTGAAAAGCCGAATCAAGATTGGCTGTTAGACGAGACTGAAAAGTTTTGTAAAGATAAAGCCGTTTATAATGCCATTCTTCAATCGATTGGTATCATGGAAGGTAGAGATAAAAACTTTAGTAAAGATGGCATACCATCACTGTTACAGGAGGCGCTAGGTGTCTGCTTTGATTCTTCCGTGGGTCACGATTATTTCGAAGATTCTTCTGATCGGTTTGATTTTTATAATCGGGTGGAGTCTCGCCTTCCGTTTGATCTTTCGTTATTCAATAAAATCACAAATGGAGGCCTACCAAACAAGACGCTTAATATTGCTCTGGCTGGTACTGGTGTGGGTAAGTCTCTTTTCATGTGTCACATGGCTGCTGCGAATCTTGCTCTAGGAAAGAACGTTCTCTATATTACGATGGAGATGGCGGAGGAGAGGATTGCCGAGCGTGTTGATGCTAACTTACTAAACGTTGAAATCGATCAGTTAAAGAACTTGCCTAAGCAGATGTTCGAAGGTAGAATCAGTAAGATTAACGGTAAGTCTCATGGTAAGTTAATTATCAAAGAATACCCTACCGCTTCTGCTCACGTTGGTCACTTTAAGGGTTTATTGAACGAATTATCGCTAAAACGTTCATTTAAGCCAGATGTTATTTTTATCGATTACTTGAACATCTGCGCATCCTCTAGATTCAAGCCCGGTGGCGGTGTCAATTCTTATACATATATCAAAGCCATTGCTGAAGAGTTGAGAGGTCTAGCTGTAGAATTTAATTTACCTATCGTCTCCGCTACACAAACTACGCGTTCGGGTTTCTCGAATACAGATGTGGAGCTGACCGATACGTCCGAATCCTTCGGTTTACCCGCCACGGCAGATTTTATGTTTGCCTTAATAAGTACAGAAGAGCTCGAAGGTCTCAATCAGATCATGGTCAAGCAGTTAAAAAACCGGTATAATGATCCAACATTATATAAGCGGTTTATGATTGGTATTGATCGTGCGAAGATGCGACTGTATGACTTAGAGGATATTGCTCAAAGTAACTTAGCTGATTCCGGTCAAGATGAGAACGAGAACAGCAACTTTGGTATGTCTAAAATGTTTAAGACAAAGGATTTCTCCGGCATAAAGGTATAAATAAATTAAAAGGAGGTCCTATGTATCTTGCGCCAGTCATAGATCAAGTTTTAGAAGATAAGAAATCTAAGCTTTTAGGACGTCCTACTTATTACCAGATTGCCGGAACTTTAACGCGCGGCTATAAAAGAGCTAGCATACCGTTTAAGTTTAGATTCGAAACATTCGATGATTACGGTCCTGATGATCTATCTGTCTCCGGTCTTTACGACATGGAAGAAGATGTTAAATATATCATACTTAATTTTCCTAAAGAACAAAAGCATTACTCTATTACCAATGAAAATTGGAGAGAGTTTAAATTTGCAGTGTCCCAGGTTTGTCAGCACGAAACAATTCATGAGTTACAGTGGCAGAATAGGGAGACAGATGGTGAACCCTGTGCAATCGATTTCCGTAACTTAACAGGTTCAATATCAGAAGAAAAAGAGTACCTTGCGGACATCGATGAGATAGATGCCTACGGTCACGATATTGCTATGGAAATTAAGTTCTGCTATCCTAAAAAAGATCCTTACGAAATTTTAAGAACCATTGATAAAAGAAAGAAACTCTGGTCTTATAACTATTATAAAAAGATATACAAAGGAGATGATTGGTCAAGAATAAAGAAGAGGCTTCTAAAGAAAACCTTTCAATGGATGCCTTATGTTACTGTATAATCGGAAAGGTTTAAATGAACGATGCACTGCTCAGTGTGGGAGATGTAATTCAGATCGCCCTCATGCTTGCGGCCTGTTACGCCTGTTATTGGAAGGGGAGATACGAGGGTATTGAGGAAACCGTAACAGAATTAATAGATAGGGGTCTACTTGACGTAGAGGAACTAGAGAAAGAAGAGCCATAAGGCTCTTTTTTTATGGACGTAACGACCATCCAAAAGTTGCCAGTAACCCTGAAATAGGTTATAATAACATATGTTTAAAAGGAATACATTATGACTCAAACTAATTCACGAGCACGGGTTAAGCAAGATATGGTGGGTGGTGAGGGTATGATATTTTTGTTTAGTCAATATCATTCGGCGACTTTGGAAAGCTTTCGAGTAATCTGTAAGGAACTGATTGAGCAGTCCTCTGGTAAACGTACAACCAAAGATAAGTTCATCTACGAGTTAGAGCGAGCAACGTCTAAGGATGTTATGGTTACCAAGGTAACCAACTATCTGATGGCAGGTCAAGGCCTGGGCGTTT